TTTGCAGCTAGTAGAGCTATGGCTGGTGATACTACTGGTGCCGCTATGGAATTAGCATCAGGCGCAGCTAGTACTATTCCAGGAGTAGGCACTGCTGCATCATTAGGTATAGATGCAGCTCTTATTGCTAGAGATGTAAGTATAGCATCTAATACAGCTAGAGAGAATGAACAAACTACTGGTGAAGTACTTAATAACGTACAAGGAGTAGTATCTCAAACACAACAAGATCTACAACAACAAGGTGCTATAGGTGTTAGAGTTGTTAATCCTGAAGACTTTGGTCTCGGTGGATCTATAGTTAATGCACCTAATACCACTACTAATAATAGTAGTTCTAGCATATCTTATACTAGTTCAGGAATCAATCCTTTAGATATGAGATACTCTATGGTAGGATCGTTTGGAGGTCCAAAATAGAAGAGGCCATTTAAAGGCTGGCCTCGCACCTTTTCTCTTACTCGTCGTTAGCTAATTTAGCAAAGTAACTTAAAGTATCATCATCGTCATCATCCATAGGAGCTGGCGCTGATTTAGGCTCTGGAGCCTTTGCTGATGCATCTAACGCAACAGTTTCAGTTACTGTTTTAGGAATAGATTCACCTAATACGTTAGCTAATTTAACTCGAAGTTCTTCGTATGATTTAAAGTTTTTAGGATCACTAAACTCATTCAAATCATGGAGAGTATTGAAGATACCTTCTAGTTGAGTATCCTCTCCACCTAGAAAAGCTGATGGAGATTTAAATACTGACTTATCATAGTTTCGATAGCCTTCCACTTGTCGAATCTTTAATTCAAAGTCAGCCCCTTCCCAAAAGTCAAATGGATTGACTGGTTTCTCACCAGGGAACTGTGGTTGCATAACATCCATGATCTTATCAAAGATCTTTTTACCAAAGGTAAATAAAAATACTTTACCTTCGTTCTGAGGAGCAGATGGATCTTGCACCACATATACGTTAGAGACATAGTGTAACCTACGCTTTCTTTCTCTAACAGTATTTTTATCTTCTTCTCTACCAGTGTTCCAAAGCTTAGTATTCATTTCTGATACTGGGTCTTGTTGACCAATAGAAGTTAAAGATTTTTCAATATACCACATACCGGTAGGACCTTTAAAACCATGATCCCAATAACGGGCCCAAGGTAGATTGTTTCCATCGGATGCAGGCATGAACCTTAGCACGGCATATCCATTACCAGCTTTGTCCACAGTTGGTTTCCATTGTCTATCATCGACATAGGATTTTTTCTCTCCACCGCCACCAGAGGTTTCTGATGCTGCTTCAAGAAGGGTTGAGATGTTGGTACGATCTCTTTTTAGATTATTAAATGACATATGTATATTTTCCTTGTATATTTTTCTTGTCCACGCTATTCATAATATAAGCTTTATTATATAAAAAATCAAAAGAAATGTCAAGCATTCTTTTGATATATCCAAGACACTAACACATCTCTAGTGCCTTGAGTTATGGGAGTCACCATGTGGAATAATTTGCTAGCAAATAATACCGTCTCGTTTCTCTCCAAAGTTATAATAGTAGGTTCGTTAGATTGCTCATCAGAGAACAATAATAGTTCTCCACCTTCTAAGTTATCACTCTTATCTAATAATGTGATAGTACTATATATACGAAGTCTACCATTATTACTATCAGTTGAAGCAGGTATCACATCATGATGTTTAATAAAGTGACCACCTATCTCATACTTTAAGTAATTAAATTCTAATACCTCATACTCATTAGGGTTAATTCTTTTACGATGTAGCCCTAATAACTCTAATAAACTTTGACATATATCAGGGTAGTCAGTATGTTGTATATTTTTAATACGTGCTTTTCTTGCACCGTAATCCACATTAGAATTACCTTTTTGTTTTACACCTGCATCAAAAGAACCCACTTGGCTTGCATGATATCTTAGATCATCTAATGAATTAGGATCTACAATATGACACTGAGTGTATAATGGCTCATTAAGCATATTAAATAGGTAATTGTGAACTATCCGCTTGTATGTATCTTAACTCTACAGCTTCTGCTTGTAGTCTTTGCTTTAAAGGTACAGAGATATATTTCTTTACATCTTCTACATCAATATGATTCTCTTCGCAGACAAATAAAATAGCATCTAGATAAGACATTTTCTTTTCTAATACTGTAGCTTCGATAAGTTTAGAGAATCGTACCTTGGTTAAAAAGTTTTCAATGGTCATAGGGCCCTTAATATTATATGTTGTTCAGTAATACGTGCTTTGACAGGAGACTTCTTAGCCTTTAGTTCTGCAATAGCAGTATCAATGGTTTTATCAGCTCGAGACATAATGACAGTGATGATGTCTTGAGGTTTTCTTAGCTTAACACTAAGTGATCTTTTAGGTTCATAGTTTAGTATAGTAGCACCTTTAACTTTAAGTCCTTCAGTAGACTCAGATATAAAGACACTTAACACTCTAGTCTTAATATTAAACGTATACAAACGTTTAGCAGATACTATGAGTAATGGATTAATACTATCCAATTTAAACTCTTCACTAGTCTTACAGAACTTTAATTTAGCTACTTGCTTATCTGCTGTAATCGGTTTAGGCGTTCTAGTTTTTCTATTCAGAATCGCATGTGATTTAATCTTATCTAAATCAGCTTGCATATCACTTAATACTTTAAGTCGTCGTTTTTGTTCAGGTCTATCTAAATGCGATAAAGCTTCCATAGCTTGTTCACAAGATTTATCCAAAGAGTCTCTATAGAGACTAGCTTCATCTTCTAAGAAACTAGCTACATAAGGAACAGCATTAGCAGTAAGCTCATGCTTTTTAAATAATTGAAATACATTACGCTCAGTCTTTTCACCAGCTATCCATTCATCTATCATTTCATCGATATCTACTAGCACAGTTCTTTCAGCTTTCATACGTATACGATCTTGTATAGTCAGTACCTGTTGTGTCTTCTTAGCTTCTGCTTCTTTTGCTTTTTCTTTAACAACTTGTTTACCTAGAGCAATTAAATCCGTTAATCTATTTAACATATGATTCTTATAATCTAAGTATTGTTGATCCTCTGGTAAACCTTTGTTTAACCAAAAGACCGTGGCAGCCTCATGAGAGAAGAGAGCCCATTTATAATCTGGTAGGGCTAAGATGGCTGCCGCGTCTTTCTTAAAATACGATTTGATAAAAGGTCGCATGACTTCTACGAAGTGTTTCTTTTCTAGCTCGTCTTTAAAGTACCACTTTAATCTATCAAAGCTAGTAAGCATCTCTGGCGCGACTCCTGCCAAACCAGTCTTACGTCTTATACGTTTTATTTTTCTTGCCATGTTTACTTAATAATACCAAATACCATTTGTGTTAACTCTAATTTAGCACGATTGTCCCAATAGAGTTTAACTAAAAATTCTTCCATCATCCACGCTTCATGTTCCCAAGGTAGATTCCTATAAGAAGCATCAGAGAAATCTTGTTTACGATATTTATCATCCACTCCATTAATCTCACCTCTTATAAACTGTACAGCATGTACTAGCTCATGAGCAAGATTCTGTAACAATTGTTTAAAGTCATAGTCATACATGTTGTCATCATCAGCTACATAGTTTCTAGACAATACGATATCTATACTATCTCTATCACCTACGCAAGTTGCTTCTGTTAATCCAGGTATCGTAGTTTGCATAGTAAGATTAATATCTACTTCTCTTTTCAATCTGTATTTGAAAAAATGCTGTAGTACATTATAAGCAAAGTCTTGTACCTCATCTTGTCGAGGCCATCTACCGTTAAAATAAAAATTAAATGGTTCCATTATCTCTCCTAATTTACCAGATATTAATAATTATATATTCTTTTGAACAAAATGTCAAGCCCTGATGATTTTATAACAAGTCTAAACGATATGTTTTTTCTTCAGCAACTAGCTCTTCTTCACTAGTTACACTTGCTTTAATGATGTCCAAAGCATTAACCATACCTTTAAAGTAACCTCTCATAAAGATATCTTTAATAGTAGCTTCTTCATCACCCATGTCTTTTCCAAAACCATGTTTTTTAAGATGCATACTAATTTCTTTATCTAAGTATCTTTCGATAAATTTCTTTTCTCTTGCACTACAAGAATACACAAAACTATCAATTACCATTTTACCGTCTATACCTTTATATGCCATAATATAATCTCCTATTTAATATAAATATATTATAGTAAAAACAGAGTAAAATCAACAAATAGATTTCTTTTAAAATCAACGACTTAGCATAACATCTTGTAACTCGTTGATATTATTCGTTTTTATTAATTCGTTAAAAATCAATGACTTAGAGGATTTTATATGGAAATATTTGATTTTGGCTTTACAGCCATGGATGAAACCGAATTAGAAGCGGTACAAAAGGTAACTGCTGAAGTAGAAACCGTTACTGCTAGTTCCGCCGCTGTCCAAGATAAACTAGATAAGCTATTCAATGCTATACAACCCCTATTAACTAATTTAAAAAAGAATCCAGAGAAAGATTATATCTACTGGCCTAATCGATTGGGTAAAGTAGAACAATTCGAAGATCATATTCAAAATATATACACCAGTTAGTTTTTATATATCATATTGTTTCTGCCTTGATGGCCTTTTCTTTGGTAACCTATGTGAGTCATAAACTCATCTACTAAAGCAGGATGATCATATTTGCTATTGATATCATCATTAAAAGATTCTACAATCACTACGGCTTTACTCCTTCGCAGTAATTGCTCTGCTCCTTGTAATACAGCTAACTCATGATTTTCTACATCTATCTTAATACAATCAACATGTAGAGTCGGAAAGAAATCATCTAAAGTAATAGTAGGTACTTTAAGTTTAGTATAATTCTTACCATGAAAATCATTTCTCTTTAATAAAGGAGTACCATCTGTATCTGCTAAACAGCTGACCATAGCGTGTGTAGTGTTAAAGAAAGCATCTACTGTACCGTGTTTATCACTAACCGCATAATTAAAACAATGTATATTACTATAAGCTTCTTTGTTTAATGTTAAACAAGTATAAGTGACTGGCATAGGTTCAAAACAATAGATATCTTTAAAATGCTTATGCAAAGGAATGGAAGTCATACCATAAGCAGCGCCTATGTCTAAATAGATACCGTTTTGCTTTGCTGTCTTTTTGAGCAAAGTTGGGATACCAGAAAAATCACTAGAATTGTGACTACGGTGTAATTCAGCTGCATTTAATTTTGGATTAGTATTAATACAATCTTTAGCTTGTACCCACCAATAACCTTCTTTAATTATTTTGACGCCATGCACCAACATAGTCTAATACTCCGTACACGCAAGACGAATAAGGTTGCTCACATCGTGTATGTTGTGCCTCACCTGGTATATTATCCACATATTCAATAGGATGTTTAAATGCTTTAGCAATATCATTAATACTAACTGATACTGTATTACCCAAATGTACTTCAGGTAGTATCGTATCATCTAATAGATCTATCATCATGTTTACTACATCAGTCACATGTGTAAAAGCTCGTGTCTTAGTACCGTCACCAAATATAACTAGAGGTTCTTTTTGTAAATACTTTTGCTTAAACCTTCTTATAACCGTACTATAACTGCCATAATCGGCCTCTCCTGGGCCAAATACGTTATAGTAATACATCAACGTAGACCGTACTCCATACTGTTCTTTAAAGAGGGTTAAGATGTCTTCACATATTTTCTTAGACAGTGTATATGGATTCTTATGTGCTTCTGAATATTTAGTAGAAGATGAAGTAGAAAAATATAATGGGCAATCTATGTCTTTAGCCAACTGCACAATACTTAAAGTAGAATCAATATTGTTTCGCATAGTATCTACAGGATAGTCTAAAGCTCTACGTACTCTAGGACTATTGGCTAAATGAAATATAGCTGTAGCCTTCTTATCTCTTTCTACTGCTTTATAATTAGCTACATCTTCATGAATGTATAATACATTAGGATGTGAAATAGTATATTTGCCTATACGTTCATCATCAATTACTTTAACAAAGTGTCCTTCATCTAGTAACCTTTGTACTAGATGTCCACCAATAAAACCCTTACCACCTGTGACTATAAATTCTTTCATACTGCCTCTACGAACCAATCAGGTACACTTCTACTACTCCATTTAGCAAAGCCAGCTTTTTCTAAAATATAATAGTTACGATAAGCATCTACAGCATTATTCATTTTACAATGATCTGGCATAGCTTGTGGTACTTCTGTTAAAGGACCATCAGGTATGTTTTGTGGTACTTTACGTAATACCTCACCCAACTTCTTCCAAGTAGCGTGTTCCCTAATATATCTATACCGATACTCCCAAGCAGTGTTAACAAATAAAGAATATAGCCATGCATAGTTAGCTTTGGAAGCACGAGTCCAAATAGTACAAGGATGATTCTTATGTGCAATCTTATAACAAGCATCAGGTGCGGTATCGCCATCTAATACTCTATGTGCAGTAGATAACATTTGTGCATATTCTACTACCATCTTGACTACATGTTTATCACAATGCATTTGCGCTGCACGTCTTGCATCGGTATCTAAATAAAATATATTCATGAAGCACCTCCCAACAATGCTGATATTAAACCTGAACTTAGTAAAATCCATACACAAGTATTCATGACTATCATAGCACGATCTTTCCATTGAAAAGATACCCATAGCCAACAAGAGGCACCCAGAAAAGAAAATAATAAATCTAACACATGTGCTTCGTAAGAGATTACATTAGATGTTCGTATCACGATAGCAATCAGCACGTAAGTAGAACCGATCCATTTTACATACCAATCTAAAGGTTGTTTAAACATATGTTTATTATAGCTTATTTAAAAAGAAATGTCAAGCCGTTGTTACTTCGACGTTCTCAGACTCTAATTTAAATTTTAAATCAGTGTGTGGATGATGTAAAATAAATTGTGACTCTGGAAACTCAGCAAACAGTTTAGGCCAAATGGGTCTCCAATTGTTCAACAAACGATAATTGTTTACATGAGAACGATCTGAACTCAAATATAGATCAGTGATAGATCTCATGTTGAAATCAAATAAAGAATCAAAGCCATACATGTGTATCTCTTTACCTTTTAATACATTAGCGCAATAATGAGCTGCCATATGACCACAATTAAAATTAGTAGCATTGACTGCATACTTAGGTATTATAGGATAAAAGTCTTTAACACAATGTGCATATTTCATATAGAAACCAGGTTGCATTTCCATCCATTTACGAGGACGTGTACCTAATATCCAATGATACATGTCCAATTGTAAAGAACCCTCATGTAGAGCCTTCATCATTTTAAAGTCTACCATACAAGTAGCGTATACATTAGCTACTTCAAATGGAGGCATATTACAAATGATTTTAAGTCCTTTAGCTGGCTTATACATGACAGCTTGATCACCGTTACCAATTAAATGTATAACATCACTCATATAACATACTCCGTATCACATCTTTACCTTTTCTGCCTGTCCAATGCATCACTGCTTTCTCCTCTGGTGCAGTGTTATCATCTAATTGTATTCGCAATACATTGAATTTATTAGGTAGATCATTTATATATTGTAGTCTTCGTATAGGGTTAGTCATCAGTAAATGTAAAGTCTCTTGATCACCTACAATAGGATTACGCTTACATTCTTCTGCCCAATGTTTTAATATCGAAGGCTTATCTTTAAAAGCTACTACGCCACTATTGTGCCAAGTCTCTCTTCTTCGAATAGTCCATGGCTTATCTTCAACCATAGACAATTTACCATCCTCTACATACTTAAATATACCATCTAAATTAGCCAGTACTTGACAATCGGTATCTAACCAACACGTGTATTCACTATCAACCAATAACATAGATTGAGGTTTTAAAAACCAAGCCTTTTCTTTGATAGTATGCATAGGTAATATGAGTTCATTTACTTTAGATCTAGCTGTTTCAGTCATACCAAAATCAGCTACTACCAAAGGGGTAGTATTAAATTTTTTGTAATGATGTATGAACCAAGGCAATTGCCATTCGGTAACAGCATCACAACCTGTTAAAAATACTTTATCAAACTGATACAATATCAAAATTCCTATTCTTATAATTATGCTTAGCTAAACAACCTGTTTCATTTTGCACCGTAGTAAAAGAATCACGACATTCTACAGGCCAAGGATATAACTCTTGTAACCATGGAAAGTTCTTAAGACTTAAAAATATATCTACTGGCGCAGCATAGATTTTAGCATGTTCCATAAGTTCATTAGCACCTTCTGGTTTTAATAGATAAGCATGTGCTCCACCAAAGTAAGGTTTATGTTGTAAAGGTTGTACTCCTAAACCAGTTGGTGTATTAAATTTACCATAACTAGGTTGCCCTATAGTAATACATTTATTATAGTTAAAAGCTGGCACGCTATTAGTAAACACTGCATCGTGTTCTAAAATCATAACCTCTTCATTAAAAGCCGCGCATTGTTGCCATAAAGTATAATGTGATAGAAAACAACTTAATACATTTTCATACCTAGAATACTTTTCACTATCTGCTACAAAGTTATGTAAAGGTAATTGACGATCTTTAAATCTCGCTACTGGATCGTCTTTAGGTGTAAAAGCAGGAAAGCTTTTTACTTTAATGCCTACTAACTCTGCTGATTCTATACAGCGTTTAGCAATAGTTTCTGATGGTTTAAGTCCTTTAATGGTAATAACGTAAGCTCTCATAATGTGGTACTCGAAGATATTCCTTGTAGTTTAGTATAAAAAGGTAATGTTATTTGTAACCAAGGAAAAAATTGTTTACACATTACCGCGTCATTAGGCCATAAACCTATCTCTTTTACTTTATCTATAAGCATAGTAGCAGCCCATGGTTTAATAATATAAGCAGAGTTACCAGCTAAACCTTGCGGTACATTGATAGCTCCTAAATCATCTACGGCTGGACATTCATAACATCCTGGTATCCCATTCGCAATAGCTTTATCATGGAATACTTTAGCTTTACGAGTAGCTCCTATAGGATGATTTAAACCTATGGCTCCACCAGTAAAGCCTCCGTCTTCTAGATATCGATATTTAAAATGTTTATCTAGTAATGCGTCATGCTCTAATATCATAATAGGTTCTTTTAGATCAGCGCACAGCTTCCATAATCTTAAATGACTAATCGTACAAGCCATAATCTTTTTATAATCAGCAGCCTTGTAAGCTTTTAAAAACATACCTGATTTAATATCAGTTTTATTATGTTTATCTTCTATGGGATAGGTATATTGTAAGTCGCGTGCTAATTCAGGGCCGTACACATAGATTAAATCATTGCGCATAGTGATAGGAGTAGAAGCAGGAAAGATAGAAGGTATAATTTTAGAACCAGTATCAGTGATAGACTGTACACACTTACGAGCACCTATCATAGAAGCAGAATCGTTAATAATAGTAATAATAAATGCTTTAATGTAAAAGCTATCGTTAGTATTATCGATTCTTTTTACAGCTACTGGTACATTATTAATAGCAGATAAAGTATCTTTTAAATTCATTTTTCAATAATATATTGTTGAGCCCCAAACGTGTGTAATGTTACATTATATTTTTTAACAAACGCGTCTACTGCTTGCTGTACACCAGGTTTGTTATCACCATAGTCATCACCAATCATTTTACCGCCTGGTTTAATAATTTGCCAAGAGTTTTCTAAATCTTTTAATACACCTTCATAACTATGTGAAGCATCTACATAGATCCAATCCACATCATGTATAACATCACTATCATGATTAAACCTACCACCAGTATCTTTCCAAGACTGTGTTAAACAATGATTAGTAAAGAAATCATCAGTAGACATTCTAAAGATTTTTACATTAGGATAAATGCTGAATCTATCTACTACAGCTGAATAGATTTGTTGATAATATTTAGCAAAGTCGTGTTCAGTAAAACCACCAGTAATCTTTTGATATCGTTGTATGTATTCTTCCCAAGTCCATTCAGTAGTTTGCCTATAAGGTTCTACAGACCAAGCATCTACTAAGTATAATTGTTTTAAATCTTTGGTTAAAAACTTAGCAGAAGAGTTACCTTTCCATACTCCCAACTCGATACCTACTGAATTAGGAGGTATATGAGCAATAATATTGCTTGAGTCTTTGTTCATACCATTCATCATATCTTTTTACCTATCATTACGTGGTCGGCCCATTTTCTAGATCTTTCATCTAAAGCTGAAGTATCTATCCAATCACCGATAATTGTTAAACCTACATCTTGAGTAATAGCTTTCCAAGCATCTCTACCAAATCTCCAATTGTCAGGATTATCATGCCATATGCCCCTTTCACTAGGAGCAATATGTATCATACAACATCCTAACTTCAATACTCTTTTACATTCTGCAATAAATTTAAATGGATTATTCACATGCTCTAATACTTGTCCTGATAATACTAGGTCAATAGAATTATCATCAAACGGTAAAGTATATGGACCCGGCATAACATGCGTTACATCTTTACCAGAAGCAATATCTGGAATCCAATAATGCTTTGCTTTATGTTTTAATAGATTCTGATACGATCTATCTTGATCTGGTCTTAAAGCTCTACCACCAATATCAATAATATCTATATCATTTTCAAGCTCTATCATACCTAAAGCTATTTCCATGTTTGTGTAACTAGAAGGGTGCATGATTATTCCAATAATTTTTAGTAGCAGCACTATCAAAGTCAAAGCCCCAATAGTCGATATCTTGTGCGTACCAATCAGCAACTATTTGTATAGTTTGAGGTGTATATAAGTCTTTATAAGAGTATTCCACGCGAGTAATATTACGTTGTGGATAAGTGGTCAGTAAATTAAAATACTTATTTAAATCTTCATTTAAATGTTCTAACCTTAACATATCACATCGTACTACTCCTAAGTCATCGGTTACATGATCTAAAGCAGTATACCAACCACGAATAGCTCTATGCCAATAATATTGTTTACCACCCCATTTATGTCTTTCTTCTAGAAAAGCTTCTAATGAAGATACATCAGCGTAACCCTCAGGTGATTCTGCTTTACAAAACATATAACGCGAAGCTACTCGAGCCCATGGATTACGTATAATAGCAAAGGCAGGCATCGCTTGATACATGGGTTTTAAATCTCTCCAGCGTGCATGTTCCCAACCATGATGATCATCAGATTGTTTCATAGTCTTGCGCACTGCTTCACTATAGTCTCGCGACTTATGCGTACTAGCATTACATA